TGAAGCACGGGGGATTCGAACCCATTATAATAGGTAGAAACACATCCCGTATTTACGGGGAATGGCGTAAATGCGGGATTATGCATTGTATTATAATACAGTTTTTCGCATTTTAATCGGCTTAATTATATTATAATACCATACTATGCAACACGAAATGCAACACGAGTTATTCAGTTTTTAAACTTATTTATTTCGTATTATTGATTATTATTTTTGTTCTTTTTTAATTGCTCTACAGGTATCCCTCCCGCAGGCCAAACACATAAAGAAAAGCTTTTAAATAAACAACCGCCCCAGGTATTGGGGGACCCCCAGAGCGGCTACGCCCTGTCTGGTTACTTATACAACACCAAACTACTTTTTTGCAAAAATCAGCATATATCGCCATATGCAGACAAAAACATATAAATTGTTAAAAATTTTAATAAATAGAAAAAAAATTAATACACTATTCATTGATTTTTACATATGATAGGTTATAATAAGAATACAAAATAATATGCATTTTAGTAACATGTGTATTATTTATGGAAACGATGCTTGTAAAGGAGTGATTATATGAAAATCAAAATAAGCAAAAATTTCCTTGATGGGTATGTCAAAGTTCTAGATTTAGGTGGTGTTGGAAAAACATGGCCGGATCTTTCTGGTAATAAGCAAAAAGACTATGATGCACTAAGGAGTGATTGGGAAAATGTCGGAAACGCAATCCGAAAAGGCACAGGAAGTTTTAAGCAAGCCCGCAGCTGATACTAAACCGGAAGCCAGCCTTCAAGTAGATGCTGAAATGGAGGAGGAACAAAGAGAGCAGGTTCGCCAAGTTGTAACCAGTGTAATGAGTGAATTTAGTGGCCCGCTGCCTCCTCCCAGTATCATGAAGGGATATGAGGATATTGTTCCTGGTTCAGCAGACAGAATATTATCAATGGCTGAAAATCAGGCAAAACATCGTCAGAGTATGGAAAAGAAAATAATAGATATAGAATCAAGAGATAGTCTATTAGGCATTTTATTCGCTTTTTTTCTAGGTGCAAGTTGTATAATTGCGGCTATAATTATTGTTATTCTTGTCCCTGAAAATAGTGGTGCAATATCTGGTTCAATACTTGGAATGGCTGGAATAAGTTCGGTTATTGCTACTTTTATTAAAGGTACACGTAGTGCACATACCAAAACATCTAAATCAATTTCTGAAAAGGATGATTAATCTACATAAAAAAGAGGGGAAACATCCCCTCTTTTATTTTAATTGTGTAGCATCGCACGTCATTCCAATATGTTTACTCGCCGGAGCTCCGTCCGTATCCCGCTCTGAGCCAGCATCTGCCCAAAATTGGATGCCTCCGCCCAGGTATATGACAGTCCAGCGATATTGGCCCACAGGCTGCCATCCGGCTCCTGAGATACACCATCGAACCGGGTAAGGTTCCAGCGCTCGACCACTGCACAGAGCTTGCCTACATATTCTAAGGAGGTAGCATATCCGCCATCTTTCAGAATCTGGAATGCTTGTCGGTAATCTCTGCAACCAACTACACCAGCATACCGCAGGTCACTTCCCGCCCTTGCCCCGGCCAGATAAGCGGAATGGTCAGCTAAGTATGCCGCCACCGATGGATAAGACCGAAAAGCCGCCGTTATTGTGTAATAGCTGCCGTCCTCTCGCTGCTCCGCTGTATCCTTGATATAGACACGGCCGTCCCAGGCTGACGCCCATGTATTGCCGGACAGCTCCGCTTTCATCCCGCCCAGATTAAGCGCCTGCAGCGCCAGCTCTGACTTACCATAGCCCGACTCCAGAATGCTTTGCGCCGCCGTCACGCTTGCCAGGATGCCGGATGTCTGCATGTCGGCCGCAGCCATCCGGCCAATGTACTCCACAAATTCTTCCCGGCTCATTGCCGCCAACCTTGCCGCATCTGCCGTGGTCTCTGCAGCCTGTCCAGTTATGCCGGCTACAATAGCCGCAGCCATACGGTCAGCGTTGTATATCGCCACATCGTCCGGATCATCCACAAAACAGCACTCAACCAGCAGAGCCGGTGCCTTGGTATGCTTGAGGACATACAGCCCCGGGCGCTCCTTAACGCCACGGTTACGGTATCCCAGCGCCGCTATGCTATCGGCTATCTGCTGTGCCCAGGGGACGGCGGGGGAAGCCTTGCCATACACCAGGACTTCCGTTCCCGTTGTCCTCCCGTCCGGCTTCGGATTCGCTGCGGCGTTGAAATGGATGGACACATCTATATCCACCTCATGACTATTACAGGCTGCCACAATACGCTTGAGTACATCCTCCTTGCCCGTGCCGTTGTTGCAGGTGCAATCATGCACTGTATGGCCCATAGCGGTCAATTGTGCCATTACCCTATCTTTCACCGCCCGGGCTTCCGTGGACTCTCGGATAAGCCCCACAGCACCGCAGGCGGCCATTCCGTCCGGATTATGCCCGGCGTGTATGTTTATTCTCATAGTTTTCCTCCAAAAAGAAAGGAAGGGGATTACTCCCCCTCCGTCTCCTGCGTCTTAGGTTCCGGCAACTCCGGAAGGCCTGCCACCGATGTAGCCAGAGACAAGATACCGGCCAACGCCGATGCGCTGAACACAATCGGCCAGTTCACCGCTCCTAATACAGCAGCCGAACCAATGGTAGCCACAAAAGTCTGCGCCGTGGTTTTAATCGCCCTCACTCCTGCACGCTTGGCCCACTCTTTCCAATTTCTCTTTTTCATAATCAATCCATCCTTTCCTATTTCATAAATTGTGCTATTAAATAAATAACTCCGCCCGCCATAGCCGCCCCAATAGCCCCCAACGCTGCAGTAAACAGGGCTTTCGTGGAATCCTTCCATCTCTTAGCAGGCTCCGCTTTCAATGCATCAATATCCTGACCCTGTTTCTCTTGCTCCTCCATCATCCGTGTCATATTGATGGTGAGTTCCTTGACGGATAGGGCCAGGTTCTGGATGGCTTGGTTTTGCACCTCCAAGTCATCCAGACGATGTTTAGCGGATTTTGCCTCCTGTTCCAGGACTGTAAGCTTTACAGCAATCTCTTCGTCCGTCATGTGCACCTCCATGAGTAATGCGGCTTATCCTCGCCAAAGAGCCAGTACCGCAGGTAATCGTCCAGTATGATTCCGGCCGCCGCCAGAAAACCCCAAAGCACAGTAAATGGCAAGCATATCTGCCCCAGAACGTTAAAAGGCAGCCCTGAGTAATCCCAGACCTGCCAGCCAAGCCAAATATTAATAATGCATCCGGCTATAAACTCCACCGTAGTTATAATAACTGCCCCGATGATACATTGCTGCCATACCGGCATATCCCAGGGGATAACCTCGTTGATAAGCCCAATAAACCAAAAGCAGAGGCCGCCCACAATAAACATAGTCCAATGGCTCCGCCCGCGAAACACAAGTTCGCAGAGCACATACAATAGGCCGCCGATGCACCACAGCACCAGCGGCCTTACCCCCCTCATACTGCCTGAGCCGCAATCATCACTTTCAACGGCTCACTCTGGTATGCCTCCGGCAACTCCACGCCATAGGTCACGGCGGATACTTCCTCTTTTGTGGACAAACTGCGGATGTATATGCGCAGGTCCCGGAAATATGTAACGTGCCATGTCACCCATGCCATAGCCTGCGTAATAATCAGCCCCATATCTGCATTGCTATAAAACTTACAGTGTTCGCCCTCGTCGCTGGTGTGCCAGGGAATGTTATCCTCTCCGGCCGCCACCTGGCTCTGCAGGCCTACAAGGCTTGTCTGGTCATGTTCCGTCAATGTGAAATGCTCCACTGTCCCATCTGTCAGCGTGACATTAACGCCGCTCTGGATTGCGGCCTGCTGCAGCGCATTCATTTCCTGTACCTTCGACTCCCGCAATTCTTCAAGCGTTGGCTCCGGCGCCGGTTCGGGTTCAGGGGCAGGTTCCGGGGGAGTCCATATGCTGCCGTCACAAGATAATTGATAACCGTTGTATGCCGCCGTCACCTCGTCGTTACGGTATATGGTTGTGTATCCCAGGTAATCATCCCCGCCGATATCCAGAACGCCCGCCGCGTCCAGATACAGCCGGAAGCCCTTTGTACTTATTACCGGCTCTGTACCTTCCGGGAATTTAATGGTTACTATATTCCCGGCCGGAACCACAGAACATTTTATAAAATCTTTGGACTGCAAAAAATTAAGGTACGCCATAGATGCATACCTCCTTTCTGTTTACGATATTTTGTTTATAGTTTTATTTCTTTACTGCCGTTAAATCAGAAATGGATCTATCTAATTCCATGCCAAGCAGTCTGTAACAGGAATCCCAGAAGTTCCCAAATCTTATCTTTTATTTTTCCCATACAGATTTCTGCACCCAATTCTTCCGAATAATTTTTAGGATCAACGCAGGCAGATGATTCTACAATTTCAAACCCATTTCGCAGCACACACCTAACAACCGTTGTTCTGTCTCCCAGTGTCATTGTTTCTGTATATGCAACAAACTCTTCCACCATTTTCTGTCCAATAGATACTCCTGAAGGCAGATTTTCATTATCATCAACTTGAAGATAAGCCCTTTCGAATATCTCCTTCGGACTCCAGCTTACATACCCATCAGGATATTTAAGCAGGTATCCACCATCCTCTGGCTTCTCATCCGCAGGAATCTGCCATCCCCTATATGTGTTATACTCTCCTCTTGTCATAGGTTCTGCTTCTATTAATTTTGTTCCTATATATTTTTTCATAAATCTCTCTTTCCCCGGCACTCAGCAGCCGGCAGCTTAAGTTGTTAAATCAGAATTTAGGTGCCCTGAATGACAGTGGCGCAATTAAGGGCATGGACGCCAGGGAGGACGGAGTATACATTACATATTCCACTGGTGCCGATACAGTGACAAAAAAATTGGGTAACTTGGGCAACACATCATATATTCAGGCAGAACCTACATACCGAAGAGTTGCGGCTGAATTTGATGTATCCGATTGTAACAAGATATTATTCACCTGTAAGACAAGTGGATCTGCTATCTGGTTTATGGGAAGCAATGAATCAACTTATGTGATAAATACAGGTACTTCGTTAGGATTCTGTACTTCTTCCGCCAATGAAACAAAAGAGTATGATGTTTCTTCATATAAATATTTTCGTGTGGAAATGCTTGGCTCAGGTATTGTACAAAATATAAAATTCTCTTAAAGTGGGCATTACGGAATCAATTCCACCTTTAACAGGATTGGAGGGTTTACAGCTGCACCGCGATAAAAAATGCGTAGGGTGGTTTGTTTAAGCGCACTGATATCAAATGTTCCGGGGGAGGTATAAGAAGTAGTACCACATACTACTTCAAAAGGATATGTTCCTAAATTTGTAATTCTAATCTTAGAATAGGCTGAATAGTCAAAATTATCTAATTGAAAATTGGAATAATATCCGTTATTGATACCACCGAAGGCATAGGATCCTGTGCCATCCATTAATACCAATGCATTACTAAAAGGGAGCCATGTATCAGCACCTCGTTTGCGGTAAAAGCCCTTTCCGGTGGCGTCAACATCAAATTCGATCTGACCCTGCGCTAAATTCTGATTTAACTCCTTTACCGCCAGTGCCCCCGCCATATACCCTGTCTGCGTATTTGCCGCAATATCGTCCAGATTATCAATAATCTTAGACTTATCGGCAATCCCGCCAGCGGGTATTGTTGGCCTATCCGTCAAATCTGAGTACCTCCCAGAAAACGCAACATCTTTAAGATCTACAAACCATTTCATGATTTTCCCAAATGATACTGACAGTTTTTCCCCAGAAAGTAAATTTGTCCGGCTTCCAGCCTGGGTAAACTTATTTACCACATTGCTGGCATCCCCAGTTTTATCAAGTTTTTTTACGACTTCCGCGTCCAGAACATCCATGTTGTCGTTAAGGTCCTGTACGTTTACAGGATCGGTTCCATCCGGCTTCATCAGCCGGAAATTAGGTGTTAATTGCATATTCTCTTTGCCTCCTCTATTTCTTTTACTTTTTCCCATCCGTAGGCTGCCAGGCGGTTCCAGGTATATTCTTCTTCCTGCAGCCCGTTCCAGGATACAAACGGAGTTATTTCATTGACACGCAGCCCATTCCACGTATACGGCCGCAGGTCATTCCAGGTTCTCGGTTTCAAGTCATTCCACTTAATGTACTTGTAGTCAAATGTATACCACAGATGCGCGGGTTTTATTTCTTCCAGCATCGTGATAAACGCCTGCATATTGCGTGGGATGCCATAAATGCCAATAAAGCGGACGATAAAATGATAGTTGGAATTATCCTCGATAACCTCCACTTCGCCGCCAGAAAAGGCTTCTGCAACGTCCTTAATCATCTCCGCCGTGGTAGTTCCTTGGCCCCTTATCTTCGCCATTATGATTTCCCGGCGCTGCTCATAAGATAAGGACATGTTTGTGGCAATTCCGAAAACCTCCTCCCACCGTATCAGCCCCCATGTTGCCGTAGATACAAAACACTGTTCCACCAAATCCTCCAGGTTATGCCGGGCCAGCCCCGCTTCATATCCCTGCGCGGTATAAAGAGCGTCCATTTCCTTTTTTTCATAGACGAAGGGAGGAACATACTGCTTAAGGTCAATATAATAATCCGTCTGTCCGCTGTCGGGAGTGGAGTCCCTGGCATACTGTATCAGGCCATATTGATTTTTTCCGTACATTCGATCAGCTCCCTTTCAGGTCGTTCCAGGTAACAGCGCCCTTTTTTATATACACAGTATCATGATTATGATTTTTGGCAGCCGCATCTGTAATACCATAACCAGCAAGAGTATTCGGATTGCTGCCGCCAGTAACATGGCCCTGCGCATTTACAGTCACGGATTTATATGTACCGGTCGATACACCGCTGTTTGGATGGGTGTACCCAGATTCAGGAACGCCCCATGCCGCATCGCCATCAGCTTTCCACTTTAATATCTGTCCGCTGGCCCCGCCGGCAGGAATATGTTTATTCCCTGAATCTGTCGGATGTACATATTTATTGGCGCCCTCAGCAATGCCGTTCAGTTTTTTTAGCAAGGCAGCCGTAAAATCATTTGTGGACAGCCCCTTGCCGGTCACCTTGTCCACTTTAGCGTTGAGGTGGGCCATTATTTTTCCATATAAACGGCTCAGCCCATTTGGATCCAAATATGACATAATCCACCTCCTCAGGAGTTTAGAATAGCGTCAATCTCAGCGTTTGTCATAGGAACGAGGCCATCCAGTTTTTTCTTATCGGCGGCGCTCATTAATCCGTTCGCGCTCTGTGTAGCGGTGCCATAAGTAGTATTTGCAGGTGATGCCCAGGAACCATCTGCACGCAGGTATTTTGACTGCGCACCGGCTGCAGGTGCCGGTACAAGACCGGCCCCACCAGCTGCTGATGCTGTTGCTCCCTTAAATGTACTGTAGGTCGTATCCGTAAACTTGGCGCCGGCCGGCACATCAACCGCAACGGTATGGCCTCCAACTGTTGCAGCGTTACCGCCATTTGCCGGCATCGATGTCGGCTTGTTTTTGATGTAGGAATCAGAACCAGTATCTGTTGCCGCCCAGTCACTCTGCACATTCTGTTCTGCATTTGCGGGCGCATGGGCGGCCAGGCTGTGGTCATAGGCGGTTTTCCCGCGGTCCCCCCTATATGCAGTGCTGGCGGTTTCTCCAAGTGCAAGAGTCTCCGATACCACAACATAGGCGGTCCCTGACCACCTGTAAGTTTTACCAGATGTAATATCTATATAAATTTTTCCAGACTCTCCTGCAATCTCTGTTGTGTGGGCAGATTCCTTATAGAATTTACCGCTGCTTAAATACCCTTCGACCACATCGTCCACGTAAGACGGCAGCTGGGCGGCCGGTACCTTTCCGCCGCTGTCAAGCTCTGCTACGCCACCCGCAGCCCCTTTCTGTGCCGCGGGAATCGCAGATACATCAGCTGCAGATAATGTAATGTCAGCCGTCAAGGCCTTGCCATTGATTTTTCGTCCTGTTGATACCTTCCCATTCAGTAACTCCTTAACTTTCGTCCACAGGTGTTCGACGCCTCCAGCATCTAAAAATGCCATACTATAATTACCTCCTTATTGGTTTATGATATTGTCTATCTCTTCAACGGTCATCGGCCTATATTGGTTTTCTGGTGGCTCAGGTTCGATACCGTCCAGGGCGTCAATCTCCTCTTTGGTTATCACGTCCTCGGCAAAGGCCTGCAGGTCATCCGCAACTTGCTGCTCTGCTCCCGTGGCCCTTGACAACTCCGCCGCCAGGTTATCGGTAAGCACTTTTTCAGCGGCAGACGCCCGGGAAGCTTCTACCGCTATGGCATCCGCGTTTTCCTGCTCAGCAGTTTCCGCCCTGGTTACTTCTGCATCCAGCCGTAGAGACAACACCTCTTCGGCCTCTTGCGCCCGCGCCATCTCAGCATCAATCCGGCCATCCAATCGCAACTCCTCTGCCGCAGCACGGTCAGCCTCCGTCTGCAGGTTCCGCGTCAACTCTGCTTCCGCCGAAGTTGCCCTGGCCTCCTCCGCATTGACTCCACCCTGCGTTTTCACAACGGCTTCCTGCACACGGTTGATATCATCGGCCTCCACGGTATCCCCCACCGTCTCATAAGTAACGTAGACCACTGAAGCATCCGACTGGATTCTGATTATCCGCTTCCACGGCATCGTGCTGGGAGTAGACAGGGCAAAGGTCTGTATCTGCTCTCCGGTCAAGGTTGGACCGGTATACACTGATAAGGTGCTGTCCACGATATTATCGTGCTGCAGCTCCTCGTCATAGATACCGCTGGCGGGCATATGGATTTCTTCCTCAATGACATAGGCGTTACCATCTACCTTATTGAGTTTTTCGTGAAATATGGAAAGCTCCATCATTATCCCATCACCTCCAGCGTCACGGTCCCGATGACGGCTATCTGCTCATCTGTCAGCTCGATATTGTGTGAAAAACCATTAATGGTAAGGTCAGCATAATCCTCTAACCCGGCAGTCTCCAGAAGGATATTACCTACGCGGGCATACCCGACATAACTAATATCAAATGCATTATCCTTTAGAAAAGCATTGAACGCCGTCCGGAAAGCCGCCTGCACCTTCCCAAGATTCAGCCCGTTTTTAAGCTTAACTCTGCCCATGATATTGACTGGCAGTTCCTCCGCTGATGCAATGGTCACTGTGGCCCCGATAGGGCGCATTTCCTCTATGTATTCCTTGACAGTTTTCAGGAGGGCAGGAGTAGCTGCCGTCTTATCTTCATCGGCTATTACCACCTTAACGGTACCGGGACCATAGGCCAGCGGGAATACTTTAGCGGCTCCCACTCCCTTACAGGCCATTGCCCAGTTATAGTAATCATAGATGTTACCACTGGTGGAAGGCTTTCTTACCTTGATAAGGAAACGTTCCCGCAGAGCGTCATCTGATTCCTCATTTGTTCCTTCCAGCAACACATCTGAGAGTATCACCTCAACGCCGACAACATAAGAAATAGGAACCATCTTCCCGAAATACATATTTCCGATAGTTCCCACCTGTTCGCACTCTGCCCTGTATTCAGTTTCAGATACCCGTTCTGTAATTATGTATGTGGTGTCCTCCAATTCCCAACGAGAGTCAAGTTCTACCGGCCCTGTGGTTTCCACTTTCCGAATAGCCTTTACTGCAGGTTTGCGGAAGAGGTTAAAAGCAACCAGGAACCTATCCTGAAACTCACCGACAGATTTATCCGGCAGTACCAGGTCAAGGTAGTTATTCATTAGAAAATACTGCTCGGCCTGGATATACGCCGTCGGCCCCAAAGCATCGTAAACAATACTGCCTTCGCGCTTGTCTATGTCATCCGGCACACGCTCAAGCATTCCATTCAGCAGATTTTCATAAGTTTTATTTTCATACACTAAATTCCCACCTCCACCTTTATTTTCAGAGGGCCATAGATGCTTGACACATTAAAAGAGCAATGGCAGGCGTCCCCTTCAAATACAAATTGAAATCCATCCACTTGGAGGATCCGGTCATCCTGCAGGAGCGCTTCCCGGACAATCCGCTTTAATTCTGACCGGACATAAGGCTGTTCCTTGCCAATCAATTTTTTCAGCTCAACACCATAAGAAAAAGTATAGATCGGATACTCATATCTTTCTGTATTAAGGATTTTATAGATGGCCTGCTCCAGGGCTTTGATACCATCAACCTTCCCTGTTACCCGCTCTTCTGTCATTTTGTGGGTGAGGGTGGTGTATTCCGGCTCCTGCAGCACGGTTTCTGTAGTCAACAGATAACTTCTCATGGTTTTCTTTCCTCCAATACTGCCGGTAGCCCGATAATTTCCAAAAGATAAAAGTCAGCCCCACCATCATTCTGGAAAAGATAAACCCGGTCACCTATTTTCAGGGAAGATAAAAGATTCCCCGCCACACAGGACATGGGAATCTTCATTTTCTGTTTATCCGTTACAATATACTTTCCGTCATAGGTCCCAATAACCAGAGAGGCCATATTCCGGTTGTTGATATAATTTTCTACGATCTGCTTAATCTCACGTATCATCCGGTCATCACCTCCAGTGTCATGGTGTGCACCGGAAGAAAATCATGAGTCACTTTCTGCACAATAAGCCGCCGGTTCAGCCGTATATCCTCAATGCTTCCGTAAATGCTGTTTCCTGCCCTTACAGACAGGTCCCCCATACATTTAAAGGTAAGCGTTTCTTTTTCATGGTTATAAAGTTTCAGGAGGGCGTTGGCCTTAGCTTTTGCCTTCGCCGGGTCAGAATCATTCTCCAGTTTTTCGTAATACTGAAGCATGCCGTATTTTTCAATGGATCCGGTATCTTTCGTAATATATACGTCAGCATGGCCTGTTTTCTTATTTCCGGATACTAGTTTCACCTGGTTGTAAAATTCATCGTCTATGGATTTCTCCCAGTCGTATTCATAGCACAGACTGTTATCGCCAATGATAAGCGGCAGCTGCAGGTCTGCAATATCCCGCAGACAGACTGAGCCATATTCATCCCGGAGACAATACATATGCTCAGTACCGATGAGGGTATCTCCTACAGCTCCGTAAATAATATCCAGCCAGGTTTTGTCACACTGCGGCTTTGCCTGCAGGACATATCCTGTTGGCATGAGGCTGCCAGTCTGCAGCTGAAAAAAATTACACATCCGGGTCACAAGGTCCGTCAGTGTCTCATTCTCGATAGTTATGGTATCTTTTGCTTTGCAGTAGCGAATCTGGTCATAGGCCTTTACTTTAACCTCTTTATCCTGCCCCATGCCGGTTTTAAACACCCGTCCGAAAAATACGCCGTCTGTTTCGCTGGTATTACACAACCGGACATAAGAGCCATTCTGAATAATTTCAGTGCCGTCATACAGATATGTAAAATCCAGACTGCCGGCACCGTCATTCAGCGATTCCGACAGAGACAGTTTTGTGCAGCAGCTGGTCATATCATATATAACACCATTCGATTCCACCAGTAATTCCATCCTGCCCTCCTATTCCGGTATTGTGATAACCTGATCAGGATATATAAGGTTTGGATTCTTAATCTTATCCTTATTTGCTTCATAGATTTTTGTGTACTGGCCGCCGTCTCCGTAATACTTCTTTGCAAGTCCCCAGAGAGTATTGCCCTTCTGGATGGTATATTCTTTTCCGTCTATCGTTTCAGGGTTCTGCAGTGAGCCGGCGTCCTCCTGCTTTACCAATCCTGCCGGCTGCGGAACCGCGATGAATCTTTTTGCCGGCGGAATATATTCCAACAGCTTCAGGGACACGTACTGGTCCCCTTCTTCACCGGCTTTTTCAGTAGCCCGCACATCTTCTATAAGCACCTGCTTATTGATATCACTGTCCTCACCCACCGCGATAAAACGGACCGGCAGTTTACTTTCCTGCCAGGTCTTAATCATAAACAATAGAGAGGTTGCCGCTGTAAAATCAGATTCCGAATAGTGCGTATGTTGGTGAGGGAACTCTGTTTCGAAAGAATATTCTTCCAATTCTACATAGGTGGGGACCACTACCTGCCCGCCTTTCAGGATATTATACTTTTCATTATTTTGTTTCCTGCTCTGGCTGATTTCTTCCGGGTTCACCGGCACGCGGAAGGTACCGGTGGACGATTCAAAATATACTGCGTATCCCATCAATATTTGCCCTCCGCGCTGTTTGCTATTTCTTCTCTCATTTTTTCGCTCATTCTTGCAGCCACCGCATCCACATCAGCCTCTTTGGTAATAGGGCCTGTAAACTCAATTTTCACATTGGGCGCCAGGGTATTGGTAGATATCTTTGCCACATAATCCCTCTGGGCGATATCCCGCAGGTACTGAATGTCCTCATCCGACATATCTACGTCTATGGCCCCGCCTTTTCCCTTTCCCTTCACTGTAGCCGGGTTACTCAAAGAGCCGTAAGGTACGGCCTTTATGCCTGCACCTGATGCAACGGAGGTATCAGCCGCCTTTCCTTGGAAATCCCAATCATCAATGAAGGCTCCCATGTCAGATCCCTTTGCCCCCCAATCCGAACCCGTTTCCATAATGTTCTTCGTGTCCATGCGCATATCATCCAAAGATATATAATTTGAATCCTTAAAGGAATCTCCCCACGCCTGCAGTTTACTGGAAAAACCATTCACCGCCCCAGCAAGGTTTGAGCCAAATACAGTATCAATTGCTTTAGCGATACTCTCGATGACGCCTAACACACTGGTTGCCATATTTACGAATAAATTCACAATAGCCGCCAACGGGTTTGTAAAAATATTTGCTAAAAATTCAGCGAATGAAACAAATATATTCCATAGATTTCCTACGATATTATAGCCAACTGCATATATCATCCCCAATCCTTGTCCGATCGTTCCGAATATCTGGCTGTATGTCACCCCCATTGAAGTCAATCCCAATATAACAAGTGCAATTACCCCTATAATTAACATTAACGGCCAGACCGCAGCCATAGAAGCAACTGCCGCAACTAACATTTTCGCTGCCCATAATCCCGCCATAATAATAGCAGCAGCAAAGAAAGTCTTTACAATTGGATCACCCGAAGTAATTGTGCTAATCAGCCAGCTGGCGCCATCTGCTACTGCATCAATCCCTGCGCCGAATGCTGCCAGTAATTCCTGCGCCCCGGATGAGTTTAACAATTCATTCAGCTGCATGAATACTCCGCCAAACGATTCCATTGCGTGGTTTCCCATCTGCGTCCAAATGTCTGCAAAGGTCATCGGCATGCTTTCAAATTTTCCGTTAATGTCATCGGCGGCCGAAAACAAAGCATTTTTAATGATGTCTGCCGTTATCTCACCTTTTGAAGAAAGTTCTTTCAATTCGCCTTTTGACTTTCCCATGTATTTGGCAATGGCATCCGCCACCATCGGAGCATTCTCCATTACGGAACGGAATTCATCCCCCTGCAGCTTACCCGCAGCCATAGACTGCGATAACTGCAGGAATGCTGATTGCTGTTCAGATGTATCTGCTCCTGACACCTTCAATGACTTTTGGAGAAGCTCGGTAAACTGGATAGCCTCATCATTGCCAGCAAAATTATCACCTGCCAGCAGGTTCATCTTTGCAACCGCACTTGCCATATCCGCATATTTACCGCGTGACCGGTCTGCGGCGGCGAATATTTTCTGCTGAAGTTCTTCCTGCGATTGTGAACCGTCATTTACCATATTCAGCCTGGCGTTTGTATTGGTGTAGACATCAGTCATGTCCATAACTTTTTTTGCCGCTCCCAGGCTTAACAGAGTCCCGACTAAACCTTTAAGTGTGGAATTCATGGAGGAAGCCCTTTTTTGAGTTGACTCCATCATATTTTCAACTTTAACAAGCCCTGCCGCCCCCGTATTGGCGGCACGCCCTGTCTTTTCCAGGCCAGTGTTGACTTTATCAACTCCGCGGGATGCTCCCAGCGTACTCTGGATAGCTTTCTCCATGCCTGAATTGATTTTGTTCAGAGCGGAACTGTATCCACCGTCCAGTATTTTAAACATAGCACTTAATGTTGGCATGCAGATACCTCCTATCTCTTCAGCTTATCCGCCTCTCTTTTCTCGTCCTCCACACGCTGCATGATACTCCCATATATAAAAGCACGTTCCCTTTCTGGCAATTCTTCAAGTACGGATGGTAAAATATGTAGCTTCTGCAGGGCAAAATGCGCTAACACAAAATCGGATTCGCCCTGCTTTATCCGTTTTTTACGTCTTCGATATCATCGTTGATATCTTTATCCAGCCCGCTCAGTTCCTGCACTTCTGCGGCCAGAGTGACGAATTCCCCAATCAGCAGCATGTTTTTCAACAGTTCTATTTCGCCAGCCACATTGTACGCTTTCTGCAATTGAGCATCCGTTAAATCAGGGAAAACAACCGCCGACGCAACCATGTCATGATTATAATTTATACGGTTGAAAATTTCGTTCCCTGTTTTTTTATCCACCCTGGTATGTTTCTTAACCAGCTGTTCATTCTCTTTCTGGGTCAGGGCACGTATTCTGAAAGGTACTGGCTTTCCGTCCTCCTGGAAACGTTCCGATACAATTACTTCTTTTTCCTCTGGCGTTATGGGATTTAAAAATGCTTTTAATGATGCCATATTTTATCTCCTTATCTGAAATTCTCGGGGATCTGGAACTGCTCCAGATTATCCACATCGTCAAATGTAAAATCAGTATCAACCGTGCTCAAATCCTCGCTGGAATCATCCAGGGAAGCAACTGGAATCTTTGCCAGAACGCAGTTTCGCATAACCACCGTCTGGCGGCCTATCGTTGACTGGGGATCCTCATTAGTTGTCTGGATGGTAATCGGCAGGTAGATGCCGCTCTTTTTGTACTCCATAAAAATCTGCAGTGTATCGCCGCTCACATTGTAGATCGTCAGGCTGCCTTTCCCTTCGGCGCCCACCACTTTATGCTGGGTCATCCGGTGCCCCAGGAGCCGCTTTGCTACCACCTTAAACTCAATGCTGGCATCTATTTTCGACAGCTCAAAAAAGTACCGGTTTTTACCGTTCACGGTGATAAAAGCGCTTCCTTCCGTACTGGTTACCAGGTCTGTAATTCTTGTATATGCCATTTTCCGTCCACCTCCTTATGACAAATTCACAGTGATGTAAATCTTCTCCACACTGTCAACCGGCTGTATAGCTATGGTAACCACCACTGCATCGAAATCCACGCCGGCCTCAACAGTGATATCTGCGGGGTCAAAATTCTGTATTGCGCCCATGTTCTGCAGCTCTGTAAAGTATTCCGATAAGGAAGCTTTCAGCAGGTTCCGCCCGTTTGCGTCGTTGTTGATTTTTCCGATATAGGAAGATTCATATATCGTGGTGATGTCGTTGCGGATATTGTCCAGCGTCCGGACAATCCGATTTTTGGTAAACAGCTTTCCTTTCTCCACTGTGGTGGAAACAAGGGAATTAATATCATATACAGCAGTTACATTCTGGGAGGTATCAACCTTAAAAATGAACTGCCCCGCCTTTACCGCTGTTTCCATTTGGCTTTTGCTCATGCGCGGTATCACATCAACAGCGTCCACGTATTTTGTTCCTGTGTTTGATGTTGTTATACTTGCTCCTGCTGTGGCTCCGGCCACCCAAGCCGTTACCTGTGCTGCTGTCAATTCGGTTCCGCCGGACATTTTAATTCCTTGTGTCACATTGATAACGCCCTCATAATCAGCTTCCTGATTTGCAAGAACGGCCTGGCAGCCTCTTCCTTCATCTTCTCTCATCGCCTTAATCCAGGACACGATAGCAGCCTTATTTGCGGCTTTTCCGTCTCCATCGTAAGGATAACAGAGCACATTAAAAAAGACGGTCTTTGCCGTCTCCAGGGCCGCCGTCACATGTGCTTCTGTGTGACTGTCAGGCAGCTTATAAATCAGTACTGTTTTCGCCAGCTTCAGCGCTTCTTTTGTCAGCAGCTTATCAGCCTCCGCAGTTCCTTCCGGCCAGTTTGCCTCCAGTGCGGATGCCTCATAGATTTCACCGTCTGTCCCTGCGTCCATTTCCTGCAGGAGAAGCACAGTCCCCCGGTCCCCGGGAGTAATAGACAGAGGCTCATTTGTCTTTATGTTCAGATATACGCCAGGCAATACTTTATTCTGGCTTTCCCATGTTCCCGACATGTCATTCCTCCATTCTCGTGTTCTGGACCAGCTCCTGCATCAATGGCATGGGTTCCGACTTTACTTCCCGGTAATCCACATCAAACTGGAAATGCAACACCTTGTCCGTTATTTTCATGTTTCGATTTTTTATTTTGAAATGCTCCGGCTGAAATCCCCGATTCAGCGCCTCTCCTACTTCCCAGCATTCCCAGCACTCCGTTTCCTCATCCTTCCGGGATTCCGGGAAATACAGAATGTCAAAGCTGACGGTATTTTTCATCCGGCCATTGATTCCCCGGGAAGGGTTCTGGTCATAAATTTCAACCAAAAAAGACGGCTGCCTGAAGTTCTGTGGGATGTCCTCCTTGTATACGGGACAATCCTTCACAGCCTTCAATGCGGCCGCCATTTCTTTATATAATTCAGTTATCATGCTTTTTCTGCACCGCCTTTACTTCGGCTTCGAAGTTCTTTACCATCTGGCGTGCTACGTGGGATTTCATTTTTTCCAGGACATGAGTACCTTTTACAAAGCCTTTTATCGGCCCGCCTTTTTTGGTTACTATTCTATGTCCATCGTTCCAGTAAGAGGCGTAAAATTGAGAATTTAATACCTCCGTTTCAACTCCTCCTACCGATTTCTTTGTTGGTAACTTACGCCAGCTTTCCTTTAATTTTCCACCAACGCCAGGATTGCTTACTTTAAAACTAACCTCTTTTCCCGCATATTTGCCATGCTTCACAGTAAAGGATACGGGGTTTGGATGCACTCCTACAGGAGTATTCCTTTTTGCAAAGGCCACGCCCTGGTTTACAGATTTATTGAGAACTTTTTTGTCAATGTCTCTGATGTCATCTATCATCGCAGCCAGTTCCCGGCGGAACTGATCGCACATGGCTTTGTTTCGCCTGTAATTACTGCTACTCACGCATTATCATCTCTTTCCACTTCACATTGCCACTGATAGGTATAAGGATGGCACTCTCCCAGCTTCAGCGTAACTTGCTTCCCCGCCCGTAGCGTGGCCACTACTTCGTCCCCTTCTTTAACATCCTCTTCAATACCACAAAAGAGGGTATGCCGGTTCTGGATGGACGGATTCGGGGCGCCCACAACAGCCTGGCCGGAGGAACTGTACCTGCAAGGACGGTCAGAGCATACCTCTATGGCCTCATGCGTGGTAAAGCCATCCTTTTCCGCATCCTGCCACCGTCTGACTGTCATCCTGGCATCATACATCACTGCATACGGGTTAACCATAGCCTTTTAACCTCCTGAACCGCCTCAGCTGAGCCTTGTCTTCCCTGCCTAAACCATAGATGGTAGCACGGGTATTTCCGTCTGTCTGGGCATAAGTAATGGTGCCGTCGCCCTCTTTAATACTCTGGATCTCCTTGGCATATCCGGCCCCATTGGCCGCCTCATAATCCATGATGGCCTTTACCTTCCGACGGATTATGGGTTCCATTTCCTCCGGAAGGCGGTTCTGCAGGTTGCAATAGGTGCAGGTGTCCTGAATGACATCAGATATTGCTAAATCCTGCGTATCATCATTAAGCTTTAAGTTGCTTTTCACTTTCAGGAGCATTTCTTCCTTCGTCATCCTCCGCACCTCCTTAAGCAACGGTCGCCACGAATACCTGATCTGCATAAGGGAAAGAAGGAAGCGATGTAGCCACGGCCTTGATCCACTTTGCTACAGGGTCCTCGGTATTATACTGGCACACGATAATATTTCCTACTGCGGTCACATCCACACTGGGATTCCTACGCAGCTCCAGTTCTTCCGCAGTCACACCGTAGAAGGTATCTCCCATCTTTCCATCCGGCATCATGACAAAAGCATCTTCCGGCAGGAAACGTTTCGCAGCATAGCCGCCTTTTGCGTCCTGTACCCTGTATTTCTTATCGTAGATGGCAATCTGAGGAAGTTTCTGCTGTGCAAGAAACGCATTCAGCTCGGTTACCGTCAGCATCTTTGCGCTGTTCACGCCATAGATTGCTGCGCGGATCCTCTCGTCCCTCAAAATGGCATTGAGAACCTTTTTAGAAGTCAGCGCTCTGGTGGGGGTAAAACCTGTATCGCCTACAATCTTATCTACCATGTAATCCATGTCCTCAAGGATTGTAGGTGTACCGCTTGTCCATGTCTTGGCCGCCTTATGCGCGGACGGCATGCCGTAATCGATGGATGCTTTTACCCCGTTCTCATTTATCTGGATTTTTCCAGTGGAGAGCGCTTCCATTCTCATTGCCTCTACCCTGGTACGCACAGATGCCACAAGGTTGTCAACATCGTTGAAGATACGCCTGATCATGTCTGCTTCTTCATTATCATTTCTGGGACTTTCCAGCGCGATTATGGTTCTTTCCGGAATTTTAATCTTTCTCTTAATCAGTGCCATATCCTGCGTAAAGCTTTCTACGCCTTCTCTGGAACCAATTTCCGCCTCAGTATCAAAGGCATGCACCTTTGCGGATACCGGCAGGTTGCTGGCCCCCTTGATGATGTCAATCTCCAGCGCCTCTGTCTTTCTTTCGGGGAAGAGGACTTCCCCCATGTACGCCTCCTGCGTGCGCTCTTTTGTGTAATCAATAAGTTCCCTCGGTGTCAGTAATTCTTCTACTCTCGGCATTATCTTAGCCCTCCTTAATCTGTAACTGGCCGTCTACAAAAAATTTGATAAACGGCATTTTGACAACGAGCTGCTGCACGGACTCCACAACGTAATTCCCCTGAAGGCGTTCTGTGTTGACAGAGCCGTCAATCATCAAGGCACCCGGCTGCGGTCCATGTGTCACCTCTACGGTATCAAACAGGATTCCCGCCGGATCAGCAGACAGTGCATAAGTATAGGCATCCACTGAGCCGCTTCTTGTGATTTTTACAGCTTTGCCTGCGGCATCCAGAAGTGTGCCTGCGAGGACAAACTTCTTTCCATATTCATCGGCTGTTACTCCCGTGTCAGACACTGTGCAGCTGATATTCTGATAACGTTCACTTTTCAGGAATTCAGGCGCATTGTCATAGGTCTTCTTCGTATAAAACATGTTCTATTCCTCTCTTTCTTTTATCATCCCCACGCTTTTGCGTAAGGGTTGTCTGTGGCCGCTCCGGCCTTGTTTAAGGATTCTGCAACCGATTTTGCAAGGCTTCCCTCATCTGTCTGCCCGGCCTTCGGTGTGTATCCGCTTTTCTTCCCGCCTGCCGGAGGCTGCTCTGCGGCCTTAAACAGATGAGGGGAAGATTCCTTCAGTGGCTTAATCACATCGTCTACACCTACAGGGGCGCCGTCCTTGTCAAATGTAAATTTATCCAGACCACCCCGTTTATAGATGATATAATCGGCATCCAATACGCCGGCTGCAGTGAGTTTTTCCTTCAAGGCATATTCCTTTTTTATGTTTTCAGCCGCCGTTTTCAGTTCCGTAACCTTATCGTTGTAATCCTTCTTGGGGACGGCATGTTTCGGGAATTCCACCTTTACCAGTTCCATCAATGCTACTACATCCAGTTTACCGTCTGTAATTGTTGCTTTTTCTAAAAGTTCTTTTAACCAGTCCATAATTGCCTCCATAGATTTTTATTCCCGCTCTCCGGGTTTTGGGTTCGTCCGGCTATACCCCCGGCAGGGTAGTACTGTTCTTTAACGCCTGCAGAAAAAGGCGAAAAAATAACACCCAGAATAAACCTGCGTGTTTTATGCTTCAATATATTCAGTTTCTTACTCATCTCAGTCAGAGTCATTATATGTAGGCTCATTGTTTTTCCATACAAAAACAGTATCTTCCGGATAATCTTCGACCATCTTATCGGCTGGGATATCCTCAATATTAACTCTACAAGGCAAATTCTCCTTTCCCATATACTAAAACCTCCCAAAAATATCGGTTACTCCACAGGATTTACATTTTCAAAGTAAATTCCATTATAACATTCAATCCCATCATCTTCCATCCGCATTTTTTCGACGGGAATGCCATCAGGAAAAGCTTCACAACACATGATTATCTCTTTCTCATCGAGATAATGTTTACAGCGATCACATATTGGTAACCTTAGATTCATTTTCTCTGTCTTCATCCTATGGCCACTTATGCTTCTTTATAACAGGAATACACCATTGAAATGTGCTCCATCACCATTGATTCGTCCACTTCTTCCTGTTCTTCCTCCGTCAAGGCATCATAGGCCGCAAAAATATCTTTTCGAAACGCCATAAATGCCTTTTCTTCTTCCCATTCTGCGAATTCGCCCACACGGCGGATAATTTCTTTCGGTGATAGTTTTTTCACTGTTTTACTCCTCTTACTTCCATCAACAATTCTTCCAACAGTTCCTTATCGTCCGGATTCGAAGAGATATGCTTGTCTACCCGCTCTTTTAACCAACGATATCTCCTTCGAATATCCTTTCCAAACAGTGAAACTGCAAACTCCAAATCATTCTCCCGAATTTGAACTATGCTGTTTATTTCTCTTAATGCTTCAACACGTACATTAAACGTATCCATAAAAGGGATTCCCTCTGCCCTGCAAATTTCACGTGCAAGCAGCTCTACGGAACCTTCTTCCATACTGGAATATGGTATGATAGTAAGCGGCGTTAAATAGCTTCCTGAGCAGGCGTGTAAATGCTCATGTATTATAACTTTGTCACTTGCTGTACTTTTTAGCAGTATATCACAATTCCACTGTTTTCTCCCAGCAATTTTTTCTGCTCTACACTTATCATCGTCAACTACTATATTACCGCTCCATTTACTTTCACGGGTTGAGTACTTTTTAATAGTTTCCCGATATTTTTCGCTATCCACCTGCAGTTCCTGTTTTGTACGCCTTCGTCTTTTTTGGCTGCCATCATTTCCTGAATCAAGAAATTGAGCCTTCCATTCTTCATAGCTCATATCCGCAGGAACCTCAATCGAATTCCCGTCAACGTTCCTCGCCACTCTTGTCTGGCCGGATAAATCCTCGTCGTCATAAAAAGGGACATCCGTACACCGGCAGAAACAATGGAAGGGCGCCATATTGACGCCGGCAACCGCTTTATCCACGTCAAACACCTTATTATCCAGCTCACCGCAAATCCCGCAGGTCTTGCTGTCCAGCGTAGCTATTATCTGATATTTTTCCACGTCATCCTGTTTATACATATCATGGGCTGCCCTGTTTGCCATAAAACTGGCCTCTGTATGCAGGAGCCGGTAGGCGTCGAACTCTCGTGCGTTAAACTTTTTTGCAAAATCTTTTGCAAGAGAACTCGGATGAGCACCAGTCACCATCATAGTTGTCATAGCTTCCATCAGCTGTGCCTGCAGGTAATCCTTCTGTTTCCACAAGCGCGTGGAAAAATTCGCACCGTTGAAAGGGTACGAAACGTAGGAATCCACCAACTCCGGAGAAATACCAGCAAAATTACTATGAAAGCCTTTGTATTGGTCAATATTGAACCATTCTCTGAAATACCCTTCTTCATAAATTTCTTTTAACGTCTGGCCACTCAGCTGTTCGTAGTCTACGGCATACAGCTTATTCAAAATGGCGTTCACCTGCGTCTCAAGAGCTTGATACCGGGTGATTCTGGCCTTGATGGACATATTCTCCACCTCAAGGTCGAATTCCCCTATATGGGCATACACCTTCTTGATATAGTCATTCAGGTCACCTATTTCGGCCTTTGATAAAAGAATCTGCGCCTGCTGATAGGATACGCCATTGACATCGGCATACCGGGTATAAAAATCGTTGATGGCATACTCAATTTCCCGCTTTGCCTGCCGGAAGGATGCTTTTAACTCCTTAAAGTATGCATCAGCCTTTTGCTCGGCTGCCAGATAGGCCTGTTCCTGCCGGTCTTCCCAATAGCCCATTACTCATCACCCTGACTTTCTTTGCCCGGCTCTTTTTCGGGTTTCTTTTTCTGCGGGAACATGTCCGGTAAAACTCCCATTTCTTCCCTTTCCCGCTCCTTTTCTTTCCTGAGCTGCTTCTCTTCTTCTTCTGCGTTTTCCACAAAAGGATGATTTTTGAGAATCGTTTTGTTGGAAACAATCCCTGCACTCTTTGCCGCAATATCCGCCAGTTCTGCGTCGCTCCTGATAGCTGACCGGGTCCATGTCTGGACAATCTGCCCGCACTCTGCGTGCAGATATTCGCATATTACTCTGATTAGTTCACCAAATCCCAATTTGAACTCGGTTTCCATCAGCCCAGCTTTCAGCTCCAGAAGAGAGTACAGGTACTTAAGCGCCTCTCCGGATGTATTACCAAATTTCTGCGGATCCGGATCCACTCCCTGCCCTTGCTCAAAAATGGCTTTCCGCGTCATTTCCAGAAACTTCTCCCTGGCCTCCACCGGGATATTGATAGTCAGTGTCTCTACGCCACCCTTTCCTTCGTCGCCATCATCATCCACTTTAATTGCCTTGTACTTTTTCAAGTCATGGAGGAATTCTTCCAAGTCCGCCCCGCCATAATTGGTAAGTATCATGATGATTTCCTGCACGTCCTCAAGGTCATTCAGATAACCGCTGAATACTTTGTCGTAGGCGTCAATAAGGGGCTTAATATTTTTAAGATCGTTTGTCCCAATATTATTATTCTGGAATGGAATGAATGGCACCCGCCCCCACTCATGCATAAATACATTCCCCTGCCCGTTTTCATCCGGCAGCTGAAATGTATTGTAAGGGGCAAGGCCGGCAATTGACACAGTGCTGCTCATCCTGTAATAGGAATAACAGCGTTCTGCATCCCAATATTCCCAGACAGTTATTTCTTTCCCTGTCTGGAAATCGATATCCTTGTATGTCCTGAGAACCGCTATAAGGCTCCTTTCAAGGTCTGCGGACTCAATAGGGATGATTTGTTCAGGCGGAACGATTCCATACTTAAAATGGCCGTCTGCGTCCTTCCAATAATGAAGCCACGCCACTTCACCGTTCGACGCATTAATACACAGGTCCTTGCAGACTTTGGGGTATTGGTCCCCTAATATATCCGCAATCTTCTTATTCAATCCTTCGTTTTTTGTATCGAAAAGAGGCGGCGCCGTAAATGCATAGGATGCTTTCTGGTTGACAAGCAGGCCGTGGAAATTCCGGGGTATCCGGTTATCCGCATTCCTCAAAGGTTCGTTATCTCTGCCGCGCACACCAGTGCGGAGGATATCATTTTCATTCCGGTAATACCGCTCCGCCTCCTGGCATCGCTTGATATGCTGCCGGTGCTGGACTGCCTTCTGTTTTATCAGATTTTTCACAACCTCAATATTAGGCTTCTCTTCATTCATCGGTTATCATCACCTCACTTTAATACCTGCATTCCAGAAGGCCTGCGGATTATTGTGTAACACATGTACCGGCAGCTGTCCATTTCGTGATCATGTTCCTTCACAGGCTTGTCCTCTCCCTTATCTGCCGCTTTGGCATCCCAGATATAGGAGCCGAACTCTTTTATCGTATTAGTGCAAGAGACATCAAAAAAGATAGCCGTCTGATTCAGCAGCGATGCTACAAATCTGATGCCGTCTAGCACATCATTTTTTGCGCTCTTAACCTTATATCCATCTTTCTTGAGCTGCGCCCGGAAGCTTGCCGCCGAAGGGTCAAGCACAACAAACCTCGGTTTTATGCCATCCAGCCAGTCCTTTAAATCGGTAGCATATTCAGAATCCGTCTTTTGTATTCCGGCATCACGCCCAGAATAATAATACTCGCGGATGCAATACCATTTACTGTTTTGCGCTTTTCGCCACAGCTGGAATGCTGTCGGATTTTGGATACCGTAGTCAGAGCTGACATAATAGTCACCAGTCCACACAATCTTTTCTGACTTCACAAGCTCCTGCACATCCACAACATGCTTATCCGGGTCAAACATGTCGTAGATAATACCCTCGGCCATAGCCCACAGGCCGAGTATATAACGTTTGAAGAACACGCCGCTGTAATTGCTCCGGTATCTGGCCTTAATCTCTTCAGACAGGCTCAGGTTATCGTCCATCGTGAAATGGACATACAGCAGTTTCTTCAGGCCCGCTTCTTTCCCCGCCCTCGCAGCTTCCTCCTGAAGCTTCCTGACTTTTTCCTTGCCGATATACCCTATGGCCTTGTCAATCCAGCCAACCTTAAACCAATGATACGGCCCATCTGGGTTACAGTTAAACCAGTACTTACTTCCATCCACGGAGCAGCGGCCTGTTGCTTGGTTCACGAAGGATTCCGGCATCAGCGCGACTTCGTCAAAAAAGACCCCTGCCAAGGTGATTCCCTGGATGAGGTCCTGCGAACGTTCGTCCTTGCCGCCGAATATGTAGAAGTAATTCTCCACGCCTTTTCGCGTGACGACTACCAGGTTATCAGCCCTGTGGTCTGCCACCTTATAGCCACGGCTCCGCAGCATGAGTTTAAGCCAGAACAACACGTTCCTGCGGAAAGAACCGATAGTCTTGCCGCACATACCGAAGTTCTGGCCGTTGAACCGTGTCATGGCCCACATCACGAATGACAGCGACATGCTTATTGTCTTGCCTGAACGGATAGCTCCGTCAGCTATAATGCCGTCATAGTCCTTAACCGGCGAAGAATCGCACCACCAGTTCAGGACTTTCCGCTGCTTCTGCGAAAACGGCTTGAAATGAAATATCTGGTTAACCTTCTTCATCCGTCCAATCCTCCGCGGCTATTCCGTTCAGGGCATCCAGGAATCCATCATCCGCCGTTTCCTCTTCATCACCCATCTGGGATTTCGCTTTCATTACAGCAATACGGGCTTTCTGTTCCTCCGTTGCCAGCTCCCAGTTCCGGTGAAGCATCTCGTCATACTGCTTAATAAGGCTCCTGAGTTCCCCTTGCGCCCGCGCCTGGGACTTAAGGAAGTTCCCTTGCTTATCCCAGGCCTGCTGTACCTGCCAGCGTTCTTCTGTTACTGTGTCCCCGTCCTTTTGGCCTATCTTCGTAGTCGTACTGTCCTCCCGGTCACGGACATACATAATATGTTGCGCCCGGATGATTGCCGCATAAGCAATCTGTATCTGGTCCCAGAGAACATCAAGCGGATCCTTCGGCATCTGCTCAATAATTGAAAAAGTCTCTTCCGGAAGCCACTTCCGGAAAAGGCCGTGCTTTTCTGCATTATGATTTCTCGGCGGCCCTGTTCCGCCGTGCCCTTCCGCGTTACGGTTGCCGGGCTGTCCGCCTTTTCGCTTTTCCGAACGTTCGCTTTTCTTTTCCGAACGTTCGTTATCCCAGTTATGGGTACTCTTCCAGCGCCGGACCGTCCCTTCAGGCAGTTCTAGTTGACTTGCAATCTCAACCAGCTTCATCCCGTCCAGGAACATCACCTTCGCCTGTTCTATTCTGCTGTCAGGTTTTCGCGGCACCATCACCACCTCTCATTCGTTTCGTTTTGTTTTGGGAAAATGCTTTGTTCGGCCATCACGAAAAGACACCCGGCCGCAGTTTGCAGTCAGGTGTCTTTTGGCAAGGGAATTAATTTATGGGAGGGGGAGAAGTTTTATTCACTCCTTCCAGATTACACTATAACATTTCAAAAACGAAAAATGTGAAATAATCGAAATTACTTTTCTCCCATAAAATTATTGAATTCCATACGCACGCTATCCGCAGTTGCCTTTCCGCCAATTCGAGCCGCTACTTCCCCCCAGGAATTTTTATCAAAAAACTTATACCGAACAATTCTCTGCATCCGCATTGGTATAGTCACCATCCACTGTTCAACATTCAATTTTAGTTTTTCGGCGTTTTCCTGCTGCTGTTTCAAAAGATTTTCTTCAAAACGTAAGTAACTATCCTCCCCATAAGTAAAGGCAGTTCCCTGTATTTTGAAATGCTGCTCCTGATAAGGGAAATTAGGATTGCTCCCTTTTACGTTCGTCTGAATTATCGTTTTCCGCTTCTTTTTCAGATTGCTGATTTCTTTTTCTGTGTCTTTGATAACTTCACAGGCATCTATATATTGGCTCAGAATATGCTTGTCCATTACTCCCACACCCTCCCTGTCTCTTTATCCTTAAGCGTAATCCGCCCCACAATCTCCATGCCCGCAAGACTGGCAATAAGCCGCAGGATATAGATTACCTGTTTTACCGCATGTGGCGGCCTGTCCGCCCTCTCTATGGCCTCACCCGCCGTCAAATCGGTATAACCTTCACTATTTCTATACACTTTTTTCCTCCTCTCAATTAAGCTATACATGATTTATGGACGTGCCGCAGCTGTCCCGGTGCCTGGGCTGCGTAATAGTCCCGTGTTACTTTGATATTGGCGTGGCCCAGGATATCCGCGATATCATCAAGGCTTGCCCCATGTTGACGCAGGCTGGAAGCCATTGTCTTGCGCATAAGATGCGGGTATACCCTGCGGCGTAGCTCTGCCCTGGCCCTGATATCCTGCAGCAGGTCCCGGTATGCGCTCTCATGTATGGGCGCTGCTGGCTTGCGGAGCGTCACAAATAGATACGGGCTATCATCCTGCCGGCTGTCCAGGTATCGCTTTATATGCACCCGGGCAGCATCATTAAGGTATACCTCCCGGTACTCCCGGTCCTTGTGGCCGTATAATATCAGGGAACCGGAAACAAAATCTATATCAGTTATCTTGACGTCTGGCACCTCGCCCACACGGGCACCGGTAGAGAGTAAAAATTCCAGCACTGCCCTCTCACGCTTGCCTTTTACCGTATCCTGGTCGCAGGCCGTCCGCAATTCCTCAACCTCAATGCCCTGCAAAAAGTCAATGGGCTTGCGCGGCACCTTCTTTTTGGCGACATTCTCCACGGGATTCTGGCTGATAAAATTGCAGCGTCTTAACCAGGTGAATACGGAAGAAAGAAACTGCCGCTCATTGTTGACACTCTGCGGGCTGTTACTCTTTAACTTACCTCTGGAAAACTCATTGAGATAATACTCAATATCCGTGGGCACCACATTTCGTAGATTTTTATGCACTACGTCCAGAAACATCCGGGCAGCTCTCATGTACTGCTCTATGGTCTTACTGCTGAGGTCACGCTTCTGCATATTCAGGCGGATCGTATCCAGCATATACTGATTGTCATCCAGATCCGTACTCAACGCAGTCTCCATCCGTACCACATCAACGCTGTACATCACGGCCAGCAGTACCTGTTCCAGCACGCGGAACTGTTCCCGATTTATAACCTCTTGCATTCTCAGCAACACATCATTGATAAGCTGTTCTTTCATAGTTTGCCTCCTTTGCGCTTGCCTAAAGGACGCAATAATGCTATAATCCTTTTAGGCGTAGGACGGCAACATTCATCTTGGCGGGTGGGGCTGCCGTCATTTTCTGTTCAATTTAATTTCCATTTTAATTTCCATTTACTGGAAAATTATCTTGACATTATGCGCATAAAGGTTTAAAATGAAATTGTATCGAACATGAGTTCTGTCACATCAAGGGAGGCAACCCTGTGGCAGGACTCTTTTTTATCTTTTAATCCAATAAATACTGTTGGTAAATGCATCGGGCTCTGGAGGCTGGCTGCACCCGGTAAAGAGTACAGCCGCCAGCAGAATAATTATTATGTACCGCATTCGGCATCCCTCATCTCTTCTAATGCTTCGATGGCTATTGCGATTGTTTCTGCAGATAACCATTTTTCCAGTGACGGCCGGAAAGCCATATCTTGTAATTCTTCTATCGCCTTATCAATTTCATTCATTGATATTACCCTCCCCCTATTGATCAAGTAACTGATCCTCGTACCGCATCCTGAGGCAGGCATCCAAGGCCAGTATGTATCCCGCTGCGATAATGCAACAGTCTATAACTACTATCGTTTTAATAATCATCCTTACGCTCCTTTATTCTTACTTCGGCTGTATTCCACGCAGGCCTTACACCGCCGGCGCCGGACTACCCTCTTAAGGCTCGGCCGGTACCGGATGTTAATTACGCTGCTGTCGGTACTGCCGCAGGAAGGGCATTGTTCGCCTTCTGCGTATTTCATAGGCAACCTTCTTTCCTTTAACGAAACATTTGTATAACCCTGGTTCGTAATTTACTGCAAGGTTTTGGCTCTGTGTCATCTTTCTGTGCAACCATCCACGCTATGGTTCCGTCCCATTCAATGTCTTGCGCAGTAGAACAGTAAGACACTTTTTGCACCCGTCTTTCTCCTGTATACATAACCCTTGTTATCCAAATATCACAATCTTCCTTTGGTAATTTTTCCTTATAATCTTCATCAATTAAATTCCATTTGTCCACTGACTGGTCGTTTTGCGGCATGTACGGCTTCGGCAACGGCATCCAGGCAATCGGTTCAAATGAATTTTTTCCGTCAAAAAATATGTTTCCGCCCGCCTTGGTATTAATATAATACGAAATATTCCTTGTACCTACCGACGTTAAAACCAATATTTTTCCATCTTCACGCTGAATCATGTTGGCCTCTGGAAGTCTCTCCTCCACCGGAATCCATCTATATCGATTCGTTATTTCAAGTGATTCAATTGCCATCTCGATGGCCTTTGAAAAAGTATCAAATCTATCTCTGTCGATTTGTTTACCCGATGCATATCTTTTTCTAGCATTGTTAAAACCTCCAAGTATTTCAATTGCATTTTGATTATTCATAGCAATCCTCCGTCAAATTTTCATTTTGCAAAGGAACCTTAACGTCCATAAGACATAAAAACACCCATTTCCCTTTTGGATATTCCTGCTCTATACGAAAAGTCGTGCCATACTTGAACTGCTCTGTATCCTTCTTCAATTTGTTATAAATATCAGTTGGATAATCAAAAAAACCTTGTGTAACAACCCCATTATGTGTAGGATGGGTTTTGTATTCTGTCTCCCATACTCTCAGATGTTTTATCATCCATATACCTCTTTCTGAAAATGTTAAATTTCAGTTTAACTCAGCATTATGAATTTTTTCTTTAAGTGTTGTCTTCCACGAAAGCATAGCATTTACACTAACATTAACCAGCGTTTCTAAATTACTGTTCAGGCCAACTTCGTCAGCTATTCGTTCTCTGGCTTCTGGGGAAAGTAGGCAGAATTTCTGTAAATTCTTCACTTCATTATCAATATGTTCAATCTGTCTCATGGCATCTAATACTTTCACTTTATACCTCCTTTAAATCCTCATTTATCCATCACTGCTCCGTCATATCCTTTTGGCGTAACGCACAGCAAAACATCATCTTTCAAATCTGATAATTTCTTCATGTGTTCTCCCTTCTGAAATCCTCATTTAAATTATTTAGTTGCAGACATCAGAACACAATATATTGTGTTATATATTTTACATTGCATATATATTGTATATATGTATTGACTTTCTAATACTTTTGTATATAATAAAAGATACAAAACGTTACTTTATTGTAAAAACGCATCTGGCAAAAAGAGGAGGACTATTATGTCAAAGCAACCTATCAAACCTGGAACTGACAACAAACCTGCTGTCACCTATCATGAGGTAGGCCCAAGAGGGGGACAAATTCCCGATAGACGTACCGTCCACATTGATCGGGGTGATCGTTTACCCCCTACCCAAAAGCCCGGACGTGGTTGGTCTAAATGATGTATGGAAGCCGCTGTAACCGCAGCGGCTTTTATATTGCAATTCTCCGCTTCCAGAAGCAAAAACTAAACCCAAAGACTGTAATTTGAAACCATGCTTCTGCATACCGTCTGCCTTCTTCTTCATATTTCGTGATATAATGATGCATTCTCTTTTGACACCTCCTCTCTCTGATACAGTTCGTGTATATCCACATCCAATGCTTCCGCAATGGCCGGCATATACTCCACACGTAAAAGTTTTCTGCGTCCATTGAGCATGTTGGAAAATTCCTGTGGGGAAAAACCAGCTCGTTCTGCAACCACTACCTGTTTCATTCCTTTGGCTGCAAGGATGCATTTTATGTTGTTGATAATATCTTCATAGGTACATACCTTCAATACGTCTCCTCCTCTCTATTCCCGCGTTAAAGGGTTATTTAACACAATATTCTGTTCCACTTAGAGCGCAATTCTCGCAATCCTTGATAATCGGCATACAGCACTCCTCATATTCTTCTGCAAGGGCAATTGGACAACTGCCATTTACGCACGCCACACCGACATAATTTTTGCACTGCATATACACCACACCTCCTGAAGAGTTATTCAACACTCCTATCGTAGTACGCTTGCACTGCCCGGAAGATATCCCGGTACAGCATTTCAACGTCTGACCCGTGCTTTCGGTACTTTACCAGCAACTCTTCCCCGCGGGCCTTGAACTGTTCCCATTCAGCATCCGTGAGCTTCCGGAACTCATACTTCCGGGCCAGGTGCCACACATCGGTAAACAATTCCCATATTATCTTCATGGCAGCTCCTCAATCCTGATATAAATCCCAGGCACTTCCGCCCAGAACTTTTCCGTAATCTCCCGGCAGACCAGCGCATCATCCGTCCAGAACTGCGCATCCGTCATACAATCTTTCAGGAGCTTCTGCAGGTTGTCGGTATCCGGTTTTGTAGCCCTGTACTCCCCATCCTGGTGCTGGCCCCGCGGGAAGCACCACTTTGTCACCAGTTCGACAGGCCTTGTATATTTCTGTGCGGGACGATGTTGCACAAGATGGGATTTCAGTTTCGCTCTGGCCGCTTTTAACTCTTGTGGCTCAAAAAACACTGGCTTGCCGTTTACCACATGCACCTGCTTTTCCTGATGCGTTACCGTGGGGGGAGACATCGACATAAAAAATTCAATCACCTATTCTTCAACTCCTTTTTGTATGCTCTAAATGAACAATTAAATGCCCTCATCATTTTTAAAGAAATTTTCTTGCTTATTAAATAACTACGAATAATTTTTTTATTTCTTGATGTCACAGGTGCATTTTCATCACCATCCATTAATGCTGCCAGTTTTCCAAAAAGATTACTTTCATTTTTGTACCTGCTTCTCAGCCAAAAATAAAAGCTCATGTCTTTACACCTCCTTCTGAAATTCGCCTTGTCACGGGGAGGGGGAAGGGAACGGGCGGGCTGAGCTTTAGCCCGTCCTTTCCTACCCCCGTGACCACGCATGGCGGGGGAAAATATTTACCCTTTAGGGTATAGGTTTCCCCGCCGCACGGGGGAATCTGAAATTTAAGGTTTCCCCGCCGTTTTACCTACTAACGGGGGAATCTTAAAACTATGGTTTCCCCGTCATTTTAATTTGTACGGGGGAATCTTTTTTTTTAGGTTTCCCCGTGTTCCTGCTTTCTGGCGGGGAAACCTTATTCATCAGTTTTCCCCGCTTCTGCTTCCGTTGCTTTTTTCCTCACTTTTCCATCTTCATAAGTGTACCCGCCATGCTCTTTTATGTGGTCGCGGGCTGTTCTTTCTGAGATTCCCAGATACTCAGCAACATCTTTTACAGTTGGTACTTCTCCGAAATTGCATCCTTCAATCGCTTCTTCAATTGCTTTTTTTCGTTCTGTTTTACGCTCTTGTGCGTTTTTCTTAATCTTATCAGTCCCCCGTTGCCATGGTGCCTTTTCAGCGTCTGGCTGTATATCCTTCAGCACACCACTCTTGTCTGGCTGGTGTACCGGATAATCAAACCACAGGTTCACCGGCGCAAACTTCGGGAACTCACGGAGAGTGCCTTCTATCCGCCAGGCGGTCAACGCCTTAACCTTCTTAACCGCCGCATCTATAAGCGCGTTCAGCGTGCTGTATTGCCCCGCTGAGAGCTTTTTCTTACAATAGGCAAGCATCTGTACATAACTGAGCATATCGTCCTGAGAAACGTCATCCTCCCAGTCCTCAAACAGGTTATTCAGGTATCTAATGCAGGTATCGCATACCATGGCACTTTCCTGCTGCGTCATCAGTTCCGGCGTCACATCCAGCTCAATCAGGTCAAGAAGCGCATCGGGGTCACGGGCAAACACTCCTGAGCCGGAAGCCCTGTCCATGGACCTCTTGCCGCCCTGGGCGCCCTTGCTGTGGTGGTGGCAATATATCACCGCCGTTCCCAGCTCCGTGCATATCTTGTCGAACTGGTTACAGAAGGCTGCCATCTGGTCGGCGCTGTTTTCATCGCCAGTAATGACTTTATAGATAGGGTCAATGATAATGGCTATGTAATCCTTCTTTGCGGCCCTCCGGATGAGCTTCGGCGCCAGCCTGTCCATGGGTACCGATTTGCCGCGCAGGTTCCAGATATCAATGTTTTTCAGGTTCCGCGGCTCCCACCCCAGGGCACCGTATACGTCCCGGAAACGGTGCAGGCAGCTCGCCGCGTCCAGCTCCAGGTTCACGTACATCACACGGCCTTTTGCGCATCCCCAGCCCAGCCAGGAACGGCCTTCCGCGATGGCGATGCACAGTTCGGTCTGCAGGAAGGATTTTCCTGCCTTGGAAGGGCCGGCAATCAGCATCTTGTGTCCCTGTCTCAGCACCCCGTCGATCAGGCAGGGTGACAGCTCCGGCATGTGGTCCCATACGCTTTCCAGGTTCTCCGGGTCCGGCAGGTCGTCGTTTACGCTCTCGATCCATTCCTGCCATTCCTCCCAGGAAGCTTTTCCGATGTTGGTATCCATCAGAAACTGCTTATGGCCATTCCGCATCACGCCCGGCATCCGGGACAGCCGGGACGGGTTCCGGTTCTGCTGGTCAATCTCCAGCCCGTTCTTTTTGCAGATCTCATACAGGTAGTTCACGCGCTTCTTATATTCTTCCATGCTCCCGGCGTCCACCCGCACGATGGCATGCAGGCTCTTTTTCCCGGAGAACACCAGGCATGCGATGGGGAGCTCCAGCTCTCGCAGGATCGCGTTCTGCTTTTCCAGTTCGACCGAATCGGATTCCACCAGGGCATACCTGTAATCCGTGATGTTACTGTCTTTGCAGCCGTCCCCGTCCAGCGGGTTGAAACGGATCCAGGCGCCGGCCTCTGGCTTGTAATCACCCAGAACGCTGCCTATATCGCCGCCGCATTTTGACAGCTGTTCTATAAGCTGCCCTGCAGTACGATCCCAGTTTCCCTGTGTCGGCAGATACCTTCCATCCTTCTCCCAGCTGGCCGTAACATATCCGACATTTTCGCCAGCTTCAAACAGAGTTTCCAGATATTTTATCAACTGCGCGGTTGGGTCCCACGTTTCCGGCTCTTCCACTTCCTGTCCTTCTATCCAGTTTTTATCGACCACCACTCTTTCATCAGATATGGTATCGTCCCAGTCCAGTTCATGCCCCGTTTCAGGCTGCCATCCCTGGTCTTTTGCCATCTGCACAATAGTACCGCCTGTTACAGGCTGCAGAGTCCCCCGGAAAGAATCCCATTTCCGAAAACATTCCCCGGGATGGTACCGGCCGGCATCACGCCGACTCCAGACATCCCAGTCCGCTGCAGTATGACCTTCCTCTTTCAAGGCCATGCCGACATTCACCCATTCCTGATAATTTAGGCGGGAAGGGTCTATATGTTCTAATATTTCTATGATGTCAAATCCATCTGTCATAATTACTCCTTACCGGGTACATATTCCTGAGGATTCACGCCCCTCGGTGTATGCCATCCGCTGGCTGCTATCCTGTCAATCATGCTTTTGGCCGCGTTAAAGCTCCACGTCCCAACATGCTGAAATCCACGCCCCTCCAGAAACCGAATCTGCTTCGGTGTAGTCAACCCTTCCTGTTGGCGCTTATTCAGTCTATCCAGCAGCTTTGTGGCCTTGCCGGCGTTATCTATTTCATCCGGCATAATTCCCAGTTTCTCCAGAGTGGCCTTCTGCTTGTCAGACGGCGGTGCCATCTCCCATCCAAACGCCGGCACATACCCAGATAAGTCTTCGGCCTGGATGGACATTTCAAACTGCACCGGGTCTACCAGTTTTTTCTTCCTCCGCTTCATTTCTGCCAGCTGTTTCGCCAGGGCTTCCTCTCGCTGGGCTACCACATCCTCAGCTGCGGTTTTCTCCGCTTCTTCCAGATCCATAGGACATCCCGCTTCTTCCAGATTTGAGGTCATTTGTTTCGATACTTCCGCATCCGTACAGATTAAGTCCGCAGGGTGACACAATTCATGCCGTTCTGTCATCCACAAAAAGTCCAGTAATAAAAGGTGATCCTTTCCCGGACATAATCTTGTACCGCGGCCCACCATCTGACTGTACAGGCTACGCACCTTCGTCGGCCGCAAAACCACAATGCAGTCTACCGATGGGCAGTCCCAGCCCTCCGTAAGCAGCATAGAATTGCAGAGGACGTTATACTTCCCGGTGTCAAAATCTGCCAGTATTTCCGCCCTATCCTGACTCTCTCCGTTCACTTCGGCCGCCTGGAATCCCTTGCTGCATAAGATATCCCGGAACTTCTGGCTGGTCTTTACCAGCGGCAGGAATACTACTGTTTTCCTATTTTTGCAGTACTTTGCCATTTCATCGGCAATGCTGTGCAGATAAGGATCCAACGCTGTACCAATATCACCGGCCTTGAAATCTCCAGCCTGTATCCCCACACCACTCATGTCAATCTTAAGAGGCAGGGTCAGCGCTTTGATTGGAGACAGGTAACCAGATTTAATCGCTTTTGGAAGTGTATATTCGTAAGCCAGGCTGTCAAAATATTCTCCCAGATTCCGCATGTCACCACGGTCAGGAGTAGCAGTTACACCCAGCACCTTCGCGTCCGGAAAATGCTGCAATACACGCTGATAGCTGTCAGATATGCAGTGATGGGCTTCATCAATTATGATGGTTTTAAAATAATCAGATGGGAACTGCCCCAGCCTCTTTTCACGCATCAAGGTTTGTACGGATCCTACTGTTATTCTGTACCAGCTTCCCAGGCAAGTTTCTTCTGCCTTTTCCGTAGCGCATCCCAGGCCTGTCGCAGTCTTTATCTTATCGGCAGCCTGGTCCAGTAATTCCCCGCGGTGAGCCAGTATTAAGACTCTATCCCCTCGCCGTACACAGTCCTCTGTTACCTTGGCAAAAACAATAGTTTTTCCGCAGCCGGTAGGAAGGACCAGGAGCGTCTTGTTGACGCCCTTGTCCCATTCCTCAAATATGCTGTTTTTTGCTTCTATTTGATACGGCCTAAGTTCCATAATTAAAATGCACCTGCCTTAAATTTGGGTTTATCCTCCTTCGGATAAAAGTTTTTAATATGATTGAATTTTTTGTTCGGATCCGTTTTATCCGGATCCAGAGTTATATGCGCTCTACCAGTTGAGCCAGACACTGCATTCCAATTCATTTTTAATGCTTCACCTTTCTTTTTCTGTCCAATTGATGCAAAAAACTCTGATAAGCGGCTTTCCATCTTTGTATGTAAATACAGTTGATGGTTAATATAAGCGGCTCCTTCTGGTGTATCAATTCTCAGTTTCAGGGTTGCCATGTTACAGGCCGGTAGCTTGTTGCCTTCTTTTGGTGTGAACCTTCCACGTTCAAAACTTTCCACCATGAATGTATAATCACCTTCCGGAAGGGTTGCAAACTCACCGCCCTCTTTTTCGATGACATCATCCCACTGCAGTTCTCTTTCTTCATACATACTTCGAATATCCTCCTTAATTAAATGGTATTTCTGCTTTTTCCCGCATTTCTTTAATCATCCCATACACCTGATTCCATGCCGCAACCAGCACACCATCAATAAAATCCGGATCGTAATTCCAGATAAGGGTATCCGAGGGATAATATCCACGGGCTGCAACCACTTCCTGTAAATCCCATTCACCTACGCCGTTTTCCTCCATTAGGTCACGCAGGGCTTTCGGGATACGTTCATCCAGTTTCTCAGCAGGCCCCGTCTCTGTAGGCGGGTTCATCGGCGGCGGGGTCTCCGATTTGACAGGCTCCGGCTCTGCAGGCGGAATATTCGCCTTTGAAATCTCCGTTCCCGGAATGGACATCTGAACGGCTTCCGCAGTAACGGGAATCTCTGTTTTCTTTTCTTGCGCCGGTGTTGTGGGTTGCACCGGTGCAACACCAGACTGCTCAATGATAGGAGCAATCACAGCGTAATCAAAATCCACTTCCTCCGGCAGGCCATACCGGTTCTTGGCATCCCAGCAGGGGTGATGTTGGGTATACATTACCCGTCTGCCTCCCTGAGCCTTATGTTTCTTTCCGTCTTTATCCGTAGCTATGGAATAGGTCTTGTAATTGGCAAACAGCACCATATCCGCCCATTCCTTCACCAGGGGAGTCGTCTGGGAGGCCGTCTTTTTGCCCAGTTTCATTTCATACCGATCATAGGCTCCCAGTTCGTCCGGCTGCTCAAATTTGCGCAGCTGTGCGTGAGCGGTAAGCACAACGTTAATCCCTTTTGAAATTACATCTTCCAGACGGTTCAGGAAGCGGCCAAACTCTTCTTTGACATAGACATAGCCGTTTCCGTACCCGAAATCTTCAATTCCATGCTTCTGGTGGCGCGAACAGATATCCTCTACGCACATCTGTTCTGCCCAGTCCGCCGTATCAATTACCAGAGTACGGCAGATATCCGGATGAGATACCACATAGTCAATCTGTTCTTTGAGCATGGCCCAGGATGACGGAGTAGGAGTCCTCGCCACATCCATATCCTTTGTGCTCCCTTCGGTGTCAATAAAAAGCGGAACGGGGAACTTGGATGCAAAAGTACTTTTTCCAATTCCTTCTGGGCCATAGATTACAACTTTTTTTGCACACGGTATTTTTCCTCTGATTATTTCCATTAAAACGCACCTGCCTTCCATGTCTTTTTCTCCGGCTGCTCAGGCTGTTCCTGCCCTACTACATATCCATCGCTTATCACAATGCTACATTCTGAACCCGTACTTACCCGCGTTGCTATGGCCTGCAGACCTTCTGCTTCCAACCAGGCACCGAACTCCTGTAACGTCCCCAGATCCATTTGTTCCAGTTTGTCCAGGAGTACGAATCCGCACTTCGGGTTTAGTTTCCGCACAATAGCCGTTGCCACTTTAAGGCGATCGGAACCGGACATGTTATCCCACTGCTGCCCCTTATACACCAGGTTCCCATCTTGTACGGAAAGCTCCGGGAAGGGAAGGGGAGCATTCTCGAGCAGGTCTGTTTTCTTCTGCCGGGTGTCATAAAGTTCTTTCGTAAGGCAGTCATACTGCCTGCGGTATTCCCTGGCATCGTCCTCCGCTTTGTCCTTGTCAAGGTTGGCACGGACTTTACGGTTAATTTCCTCTATGTTGGTAATGCTGGCTTCCAGTTCTGCTGTGGACTCGTCCTGCAGGTCAGCCGCTGACTTCCGGGCCGTTTCAAGGTCTACCTGAACCTGTTCCTGCCGTTTCAGAAGTGCTTCCAGTTCCTCATTAATCTTCTGGCTCTCCTGCTCCAGCTGGTGCAGGCGTTCACGCTTCCTCTGGTTCTCCCCATTCTTTGCCAGGATATCCTGCTGACGCTTAATCAGCTCTGTTGCAGAGACGATATCCTTCGGGGCATCCGGGTAATAAGGCTGCTCCTTTGCAAACTTTTCCTTCTGGTCTGCAATCTGGCCGATTGCACGGCGCCGGTTATACTGGTCAGTTTCCTGCTGTTCCAGTGCATGGAGCTGATCACCGATACCAATAATCTGCAGGAGGATATCCGCCTTCTCTTTCCCGGATGCTTCCATGAACTTCGGCAGATCCAGAGCCAGCTGGTTCACGAACTCATTCAGGAGCTGCTGCCCACCTTTCCTCCCGGAAGGATCCGTTACCTTAAGGTCACTGTTCTTGCCCTTGCGTTCCACTACCAGCCCATTGTTCATGACAATATGCAAGATAGGAGGAATCAGGGAACCTTCTCTTGTGGCCTGAGAGGGCCGGTAACGGTCCCCTCCCAGCGCCCAGGCAATGGAATCCAGTACGGAGGTCTTCCCCTGATTATTATTGCCGCCGATGATGGTCAGGCCGTTGGCTGTCGGCTCCACCTTTACCGCCTTAATACGCTTTACATTTTCAACTTCCAGCTGATTAATTTTTAGTGCTTCCATCTTCCATATCCTCCTTCTCTTCTCTGGAACTTTCAGTGATTTTATCAGCAAAAGCATCTAAAAACACATGTGACAATATATAAGTTTCCAGAGCTGAATCCGTTAATTTTATTACTGATTCAGCTACCGCGGTAGCCATACTACGTATAAACACGTTGATATCGGTTTCCCCTATGATACCAGTATTACAGTCAACTCTTTTTTCAGTCATTGTTTCCATCATGACAAACGCTGCTTGTCCTTTAAACTGACTTTTCAATATTCCATCCTGGAAAACTTCTACACATACCATTTCTATTTCCTCCCCGTCTGTTTTCTCACAACATAAATGCTTTTATCCTGCTTGAATACTTCAAACTCATCTTTGTTCGGAAGACTTCTCCGGTATGTCTGCAGGACAGCCGCCTTTTTCTTCGCTTCCTCATTAGAATCGTATTCAATACACATGTTCTTCATTTTTGATTCCATTTCCATAAAGGAATCAAATGCTTTTACCTCATCACTTTTTACACCAAACCTCTTCTGCTCCGGTATTTTTACGTTAAAACTAATATTCACGTCATATCCTCCATAAATTAAATTGTTATAAGTTATCGTATCCCCATAGATCAGCCCGTCAGTTCCAGGAACCACTTCGTCCAGACTCACAGTCGGCAGCCTATTCTGTTTCTGCCGCTCATTATGTACGCGGCTGCGCATTGACTGCCTGGCGATTGTTGAAAAGGACCATTGATGCAGCTCAGGCCGGGCGAACCATTGTTTGACCGCCTGCAGGTATCCCATAGCAGCTACATCATAATACTCTGACTTGTCCAGTTTCTGAGTGTTCAGATACCAGACCAGGACGCTGTGATGCTCTTCTGCGAAAGCTTTTTCTTCGAGGGTGAGGGGTGTAAGCTTAACTCTTTCACACATAAGTTTTTACCCCCCCCCGGTCAATTTTTGAGGTTGTTCAGCTGCAGAATATTGTTCCGCACATTTTTGGTCATTTGGCGCATGGCCTTATTTGCGACAGCAATATCCCCACGGCTCATGCGCAGGCAGGCTTCAAGCATGATATCCTCAGCTGCTACGCAGAGAGATACATGGTCAGCATCCGATTCTATTTTTCCGGATGTATCCCCAGGCGCCCGATAATACACCACTTTGGCCGGGGTATCTAAAATCCTTTTTGCTGCTTCACACATTTCCATTTTCAAAACTCCTTTTCTGTGCTATAATGCACTTGATTGATTATCCTTTGTGCTCCGTCTCCTGTTGCCGCAGGCCGGAGCGTTTTCATGTCTCGCTGTAATCAGCAGCACCACCAGGGACACAATCATAATCCCTATGGCTGCCGGCTGCAGCTCTCCGTTTTGGTTTTCTATCCCGCCGGCTGATACTACAAGAGCCAGGAAGGCGATTGTCTGAAGTGCTCTCATGTCTGCCCTCCCTCGGTATTTCCCCGGCGGTATTTCTCCGCGGACATCCGGTCGGTGAAGCTACCAGCAATATGTCTGATGCATCCTATCATCCGGTATGTCTCTCGAATACGTTCCTCGCTGCTAGTTGTTGAAGCCTTATCCAGTTTCTGAATGGATTTCCGGATGTCTGACAGCATGCCCCTGAGAATCTTATTTTCCAGTTCAAGGCGTTCTGTTTTATTCACTGTCTTATCCTCCTTCCTTCGGAACTCTTCCAAACATCTGTAAAATCTCCGCATCAGTAAAATGCAAAATATCATCTATCCGCCAAAGTTCACCGAGTACGAATGTTTCCGGCAACCTTTTTCTTTTGCCCAGGGTATTTTCGTTGATAGCACTTTTAAGGTCTGCGTTTTTGAGTGCCCTTCTCTTTATCCCTGCGTTGATAATGCAGCGTACAGTGTTTTTGCGTTCTCCGTATACCCCCAAAGGTTTTGTTTTTGACATGTTATCACCACATTTCTTTTATGATTTTTATAGGCCACAGTCTGTAGAATAACCGTTATTTCAAAAAGTCTGACAGTTCAGCCTGTTCATACTCCGGTATAACGATAAAATCAGAAGGGAGAGAAAGGCCGCTCTGTTTAAATAATGAATCCAGCACAACGGCAACTTTGTAAGGCTTAGCCCCCTGGTCACGCATAGTACTCCTGATCAGGTTTCCCGTGCTGGCAATACCTTTGAGAGTGGCAGCATCGATATGATAATTGATTGTGTTATTCTCCATTTCGTGGAATCGGTTGATATACCTTGCCGTGAACTCCGTTCCTTTTTGCCCCGTCATCTTGTGGGCTATGAACTCACAGCCTTTCTTTGTGACCAGGAAGCAGGGACGTGTCTGGTTATTGGCATCCTGATATGAACTCTCCTGGAAAAAATCGCCCAACGCAATTTTGCTTTCGGCTAACTGCGCAGTATATCGGCGGATATCCCTTAGTAAATCTGTGTGTTTCTTGCCGCACCATTCGGCGGCTTCCATTGATGTGATGGTGGTTCTTGTTAAATCGTCCATAAACTTTCCTCCTTGTAAAATTCTTCCATCCTTTCTATAATTGATGTACAGGCCGTTGCAGCGGCTGAGTACAGAAGAAAGGATAAATTGTTATGAGTAAAACCAATAAAGAGCTCGCTGTTGACGTGGCTATTGAATATATCCGAGCTCATCAAAAACAAATTGTAGCTTCTCCGAACAATATTATTAAAGAGACAACTATGATTAACTTGGAATCAGTCAACAACATCATCAAATCGGTGTACAAGACGCTTGAAGACTTTGATAAATCTTCAGGTCAATAGTAACATCATATTTCTCCAAAAGAGTTTCTAGATCATTCAGAAGCTCTTTTGTGCTATCTATGTCCTCAACATGAGCCTCGATAACAAGAGCAGTTATCTTCTTCATCCTTTCTCACCTTCCTCTCTTTACAATAATTTACTATTGATTTGTTCTACTCTTCATCCTGTCTTTTCACAAGCTCCAGAGACCATCTTGTACACTTCCTTACTGACCGATAAATCCAGATGGTATTTTTCCTTGAAGCCCATAAGCTCAACCGTGATTTCCAGAAGGCCCTGCCTGTCCACCAGCATAGCCGGGGACATGTCTGCTTTTTTGACCATCTTCGGGTAACCGTATTTTGTAGACACGGCCTTGTTTACTATCGTATTCGCCTTGATGAAGTCAACCCTGACCGGATGTTGTAATGCATGGCTCAGTTTTCCCATCATTTCCTTCTGATGCTCTTTGTCCAGCATCCGGAATATCTGAAAGCCTTCAAGGCCGGATGACTGGCGGAGTATTTTAAGCATTTCATATACCCAGTCCTGAAAATCCTCGGCTTCGGGTTTATTGCTTCTCATGATAAGGCGATACAAACCTTTTTCGTTAAGGACTATCATATTTTGAGTTTCGGGCGCTTTCGTCTTTTCTGATGTGATACGTACTTTGTACGTAACTTTATATTTTTGCGGCATCTTTCTTGTAGCAACATTGGCATCCCTAAAACCCATAGCATCTGTTATGTCCTTAGCTACTGCCCACCATTCGCCATCCTTTTCTATGAAACGGATCGGATAGCCATTCCAGTATTCAGTTTTCATGTTTCCTCCTTTTCCACCTCCGTGTTGCACTGTGCAACTTGCGTGCAAAAAAAATATGATTGGAAGTCTTCTATGTTTAGCTGTAACAAATTAGATAGCTTTTCGGCCTCTTCTAAATCCATTGGCCTAATATTGTTAATTTTTTGATTTATAGTAGGTTGTGCAATGCATAAAAATTTTGCCGCATCTTTTTGAGTAATGCCCAATTCAACCATTCGGGCTTTGATTTTTCTTGTATTTATCACTTTCCTTCACCTCTCTTTCAACGCCAATTGTAGCACTATGCAACTTTCATGTCAATAGCATTGTGCAACTTTTTCGTATCTTTTTAGTTTTTGATATTGCGTAGTGCAATACAATGATGTATAATAATGTTCAAGAGGAGGAGATACCCAAATGGATATAAAACTTATAGGCGATAGAATAAAACAGGCAAGGGCGCTCCGTAATTATACATTAGATGATATAGCATCGGATATAGGCGTTGCCAAATCAACAATACAACGTTATGAAAATGGATTAATTTCAAACCCTAAACTTCCTGTACTTCAAGCCATAGCTGAATCTTTAAAGGTTAATCCAAGCTGGTTATCCGGATATGATGTACCCATGATAGACGATACAGCTTTAAGCAGTATAGTAAGTAAACGTTTGACTGAAATTGAAATGAGTGTGGCCCAGTTAGCCGATAAGGCTAATGTTCCTCTTCACTGGCTTAAAAGCCTAGATACTTTTACGCCAGGACAATTTGGAGATTATGAAATTGGTTATGATTGGATAACAAGGGTTGCCGATGTAATCGGAATGCAAGGGAGTATCTTACGTTCGGCATTGGCTAAACAAGAAATACCAGTGTTTGAATCGGACGAACCTCGAATTTCTGCCAAAGAAGCTTTCGGCTCCCCCGATATCATGACTTATTACAACCGATTGAATAATTTAGGCAAGGAAACTGCCACAGAACAGGTCCGGCTTCTTACTCTGGACAATAAGTATACTTCAGCGGATGTCCAGCCATTCCCCACTGCTGTACGGGAACCGGAGCCTGATTACCTGAAAGTAAATGCTGCCCAGACCAGAACGGACCAGCCTGTAACCCAAGAAGACCTCGATTACGATGAAAACCTCATTCAGGAATATTTTAGAGATAAAGAAAAGTCCGATTTATAGGACACTATTTTTAATATACTTGCTGAGGAGGTGTGAACATGGATTGCTATGAAACATTAATAGATAGAGCTGACCAATTGGGGATATCCGTTATCGAGATGGACTTCAAAGGAAGAAACGGAAGAATAATGAATGATACTATCTTCATTCGTAGGGACATGCTTACCGTAGGAAAATCCTGCGCAACATCAGAGGAATTGGGTCATCATTTCACAGGAGCCGGCGATATTCTGAATCAAAATCTTCCAAATAATGCAAAGCAGGAAAAACGCGGAAAGATTTGGGCCTATAATGACCGTGTGGGCTTAAGAGGAATAATAAAGGCCTATTGTAATGGCTGCCGAAATCTTTATGAAATGGCAGACACTTTAGATGTAACCGAAGACTTCCTACAGGATGCGCTGGATTACTTCCACTCAAAATTTGGGCAGTATACTATTTTGGATAACTATGTTATATATTTTGAGCCGGCTCTAGCGGTATTCGACTTAATAGCATAATCAATTAAATCCATTTTGATTAGGGGGGATTTTATGGGATGGAGATATAGGAAAAGCATTAATATTTTTCCTGGTGTAAAACTAAATATTAATAAAAAAAGTGTTGGGGTCACTTTTGGGGGGAAAGGGGCACATTACACTATCAATTCAAAGGGGACAAAAACATCATCTGTAGGCATTCCCGGAACAGGGCTGTATTATACAGATTCAATTAGGAAGAAAAAGAAAGAAGAAAATATTAAGTCAAACCTTAAAAACAATAACATAATTTCCCCAAAAAGAAAAAGTAGAAGCTCTCTTATTTTTTTTATATTTGTTTGTCTTGTTCTTGCTGGTTTTATATCATCTTGGGGACGACAGCAAAATGAAAATGCCCTTGATGAAAATACCCTTGAACTGCCTACTCACCAACCGGTTAGTCTTAGTTGTACTGAAGTGTTAAATTTAACTAAGCACCCTATAATCTACAGCGATTTTGAAAAGGCTAAGAATTTCTATAAAGAAATGGGAATTGATAACGTTAAAGTACTCACTGTACCTGAATATTCAAATTATCAAAATAAGTTAAAGTCTTTTTCTGACGATAACGTTTTAATGTATTTGCTAGCAGATTCAACGTCAAAAAAATATATAGGTGAGCTTCACATAAACATTTATGAAGCAGAACTATATTCGCAAATGAACGCTGCGCAAGCAATTGATATAATAGTTTCATATCTTCCAACAGATTTTTTTGTTTATTATCAAAAAGATAGTTCATACAAATATTCTTTAAATAATACAGACATAAATATCTGCTCATTCAGGCTAAATGATCAAGGCATTGAATATCATAACGGTGGTCATGAAGAATATTCTTACTACTACAGTTTTAAGATATTTCATCATGAAGATATACACCGATGGATTATCTTGACTAGTTATGAAGCGTATGGTGGAAAGGGATTGGAGTGGATAAATAAATATTCTGAGCCTTGGGAAATTGATTTAAATAAATATAGCAATCTACAATAAATAAAAACCGCCCCAGCGTTGGGGAACGCCAGAGCGGAATTAACTGAATACTGTACAGGCCCGAAGGCCGGTAAAGCATCCCTCAACAAGATTATTTTACCACAAACCTCCGGCACCTGTACAGGTGTTATTTTTTTACGCAAAAATAAGGAGGTACTGAAGAAATCATGGCAAAGGCAAAAAAATTACCATCTGGCACCTGGCGCTGCCAGGTATATGATTACACAGATGACAACGGCAAAAGGCACTATGAATCATTTACAGCAGATTCAAAAAAAGACGCTGAATTCATGGCGGCTCAATTCGCTATGGAGAAGGAACAGCGCCGACACATGTCCTCAAGTTCCCTGCGTAATGCAATCGATGCGTATATCGAAACATCTGACGCGATTCTATCCCCCACAACCATCCAGGGATACCGTAAAATCCAGAAAAATGCATTTTCGGATATTATGGAGCTTCCGCTCAAGAAACTGACCCGTCAGAGCCTTCAGGACGCTGTTAATCTGGAAGCAAAGCGTCCTAACGCTAAACGCAAGGACAAGGCCCCTATCTCCGCCAAAACGGTCCATAATGAGTATGGCCTTATAACTGCTGTCCTCAATAAATATATCCCCTCTCTGGACTGCACAGTACGCCTACCGCAGACCGAAACACATATTAAGGACTTACCCTTACCTGATGAAATATATAACGCTGTAAAAGGCTCAGAAGTAGAGCTGGCTGTTATGCTTGCCATGTGGCTGTCTTTTTCCATGTCCGAAGTTCGCGGGCTGACAAAATCAAAATCTATTCGTGGCAACTATCTTGTTGTTGAGGAAGTTATCGTGGATGTTGATAACAAACCCGTGGTCAAACAGAAGGGAAAAACAAAGACCCGAACCCGGATGCACCGCATGCCGGCCTACATCCAGGAGTTGATATCACAGACAGATCCGCAAGAGGACCGCCTAGTACCTATGACACGGTCGCAGGTATATTTCCGCTTCACACGCTTAATAGAAAAAGCCGGCTTAAAGCCGATGACCTATCATGACCTCAGGCACGTCAACGCCTCCGTCATGGCCCTCCTGCAGGTTCCCGACAAATATGCCCAGGAGCGTGGTGGATGGAAAACTGACACCGTAATGAAAAAGGTATATACCCATACCTTCGGGCAGGAACGGCAGCGGGTGGACAATATGATTGACGAATACTTTGAGGGACAAATTGGAATGGCAGAACCAGACTTGCCAGAAGGATATACGGCGTGGCTGCGCAATATTGGGATGCAAGATTCCCCTGAACTGAGGATGAAGTATTCTGATTTTATGGAGTCAATTTCTAAGATATGCAACACAAAATGCAACACGCAATAAAAAAGCCCTGTAAAATCAAGGCTTTTGAACTGAAGCACGGGGGATTCGAACCC